TAATGTTGAGTTTAGGTTCTGCCTATCGAACACCTTCATTGTCGAATACATTTAAAATATATCGTTTCTTGGCAGTCCAGATTGCACGATCTGCAATAACTTCTCGTTTCATCACCATGCGATTCTCTATGCCACCCATCATTTCATATAATTCATCATATGACTTGGCAAGTTCTGGTTCTAGTTTTTCACTAGCAACTTTATCCAAGAAGTCCACTGTGTTGACAGGGTTGACCAGTTTGACTAAATCATCTAAGCATACATACAGAGAATCGGTGTCGATGGCAATGACATAGTCCTTATCTTTGGTAGACAACACTTTATTAAGGTACTTGTTGATGGACTCTTCGGCCCATCTAATTGTAAGTTGGCCAGACAGTGTGATTGCTTCGGCAATCCGCTGATCGAAGAATCGGAAGTACTTGTTGCCCATAGCACCATAAAGAGAATTAAGGAGAATTTTAATAGCCATTTGCCTATTCTCTGCAATGTTAATTCGTCTTTCGATATCATAAAGTTTTTGTTTATCATTTTTATCCACCTTTTGTAACTCCCTTTGTGCCGAGAGCATTTCTTTCTTAATTGTAACACGTTCACTATACATACCATCTACAAGAGTTGGCATAAATCCTTTCTTATCAGTTTTAAACATTTGGCCGTTGCCGCCGATTGACTTGCCAGGGTTCTTAAATGTGTAACCCTGTAATATCTTTTCAATGTCTAGGTTCATCACCTCGCCGTCTGCAATAGTCTCTGTCGACATATTATATTGCATAATCAGTGAAGGATACAGAGAGTTAAGGTCAAATGATACCACGTTTTCATGCAGTCCAACCACTGGATCTTTTACGTAACCACCAGGATAATTTGTCTTGACTTTCTGGTCAAAGAATGGTATTGCAGTCTTGTTCTCATAGAGGTAACGATAAATGATAGATTCCCATATCGCAGTAACTCCAAATGTATCGGAATAGTTTACACCACCTTGATACGCCATAGTAAGACATAAGGTGATAAGACCCATCTTGTCTTCCAGTCGGTCAACCAACTCTACGTCTTTGATATTATAATCAATAAACTTCTGATGGTCAAACTTGTATAGTGTATGCAAAGAGCCATGTTCTTCATAGGAGAGTTTCTTCTCCCCCAGCACAACATTGGCAATGTGGTCGAGTCGATATGATTCTTGATTACCATAAGAATAACCAAACTTTTGGAACAGTTCTAGGTAATCAATAGTTGATATGCCTTTAAGGTCATATGTTGCTTGTGTTCGGTTCATGATTTTGACATCATAACGGTCTACTAAACCCCATGGCGAAAATTTCTTGGCCATATCATCACCAAGGATTTTAAGTGTTCGGTTAATAAGATACGGCACATCAAAGAATCTTATGTTCCAGCCAGTAATAATATCTGGGCAGTTACTGGGCAATGACCAGTGTAATATGAATTCTGATAAGAGTTCTGCCTCTGTCGAACACTTCTTGTATACCACACGGTTTGTCTTCATCAGAGATTCTTCAACATCATAATCATTAAGACCCCAAACATAATATGTATTGTCTATGTTGTTCTTTAGGGCAATTGATATGACTGGGTATTCAGCGGCCTCTGGTTCTGGGAATCCTTCATCCGATGCCACCTCAATATCAAATGAGGTTACGTTAATCTTGTTTCTATCCCATTCTATAATGCCAGGGAATTCATCATTAATGAAGGCTGGAATATAACGGTCATTGCCAAATATAAGGCGACCTGCAGTATTCTTGTTCTCATTAATCCATTCTTTTGCGTCTCGCATGGAATCCATTTTGACTGGAGCCACGGGTACGCCGTTTAGAGATTTCCAAGGGGTTGGTTTGGGGGTATTAACGAATAGGGTGGGCTGATACTTGATTTTTTCTTGTTTCTTTTGGCCATTTTCATAGCCACGATAGAGCAACATATTGCCATACCGAGTTACATTAGTATAAAATTTCATAACGAGTAAATCACCTGTTTAATAATATGTATATTATATCACAAATTGAGAGCAATGTAAAGTGTTTTGTCAACATTTATATGTACGAAAAAGTGTATTTTGTCGACACTTATATGTACTTAAGGTTGGGGGAAGTTTCCTTCCCCCGCATGAGTTAGTATGTCAATGCTTAAAAACTAGTCTGTAAGACTATTAACATTGGTGCTAGTCCTAAGATGGCTCCAGTTACAAATGTTAAAGTCAAGAAAGTTTTTAAGGCCTCGGCAACGTCATCATATTTTTCCACAAAGTGAATTATATGTTTCATGTTGTTCTCCAGTAAATTGTTAATTACAATCCACTGGGTTTCGCTGCTCACCGGAATTAATCTTGGATGAATTCCTTCTTCTTTGATGCCCCAGCAGACCCTATTTCGATCTTCCTAGGACGCCTCTCTTCTGGAACTTCTACCCTGGCATTAACCACAAGTATTCCGTTCACAAGATCGGCACCGTCTATTACAACAAATTCAGAGAGTCGGAAGGACTTCTCAAACTTGCGGGACGAGATACCTTTATGTGCATATTCACGTTCATCTTTCTCCGAGTGTTCCGCTTTAACTAAAAGAATTCCATCTTTGACTTCTACATGGATATCCTCTTCGGAAAATCCAGCAACAGCCATCTCAATGATAAAATTCTCATCATCGACCTTCACAACATTGTGTGGGGGATAATTGTCTTGAGCTCTTCCAGCAGAGTGGATTCTCTCAAGTTCGTTTAGAATGGGCTCGAACCCAATGAATAAAGAACGCGGCACGTTCATAGTACTTCTTACCATAGCTTCCTCCTATATATTTAGCAAGGTTAAAATGTGGACCCGATAATTCGGCATCCACATTTATTTATACAACTTTCGTTGTTAGTTTAAACATTTGTTACAGACTTTATTTATTCTGCCAGACTTCATAAATTTATGAAATCTCTTCCATGCTTTTTTAAGTTTTTTCTCCATTACTGTTTCCTATATTGTATTTCGGACACAGTTCCCATTGCGCTTTCTCTTTATATGGAATGACCTTTATTTGACGCAATGGTGCCAAACTTGTTGCCGTTGCTGGATTGATGATTGTTACTAATCCCCAGTCTTGCAATAACGTGGCAATTGTGTTCCTACGTTGTAGGTCATTCTCAATTAAGTTAGAAGGTTTCCCATCTAACAAAAACAGTTCTTTAAAATGAACAATAAAGTATCGGCCCTGTTTGTGTAGGATATGACAAGACTGATACAGTTTTTGATCTTTACGTGATGCAACTCCGATACGAGTTAATGTTTCTCTTATCTTTAAAAAGTCGTCTGGTTCGTTGAGGGTAATTTCCAGCATATCAGCCGGTACCCAATTCTTGATTTCAATATTTTCGTTTTCCACCTTTATAAATCCTTTGTTTCAATGTTTCAATATGTTCATCATTAAATAATGGTAAAACGGATTTAGCCTTCTCATTGCTATACCCATAATATTCTTTAATGAGCTCTAGGTTTTCAACCTCTTGTGGTTTGAGCCACTTGGAAAACCTTTTCTTCTTCTTAATTATATTTATAAGAAAATGATATTGAAGCTTGTTATCTATGTGGTGGTTGATATTCATCTCATTGGCAAATAAAACAGTATCAGTAAAGTATGATAATGCTCTATTAACCATGAATGATGGATACCCTTTCTCGGCAATATCGTCATGCATTATATCCTTCTTTGTGATATTAATGCTGTTTACATAATCAAACGGGTTCATTTTTAAAACTCCAATCTTCTCTAAACATACAATATCTTCGATCGCCTTTCGGAGTTTCATATACAAATTGCATTGATAATAACTGGACAACCTTACCTTCGTTTACTCTAGCAAATGTAGGTTCTCTATGTTCTATGTAATCTCCTATTTCTGGCTTTTTCATTGGAACTTAACTCCCGCCATAATTTCTGTGCAACATGCCACGAGGTTTAATTCGTGATCGGCCACAAAGGCATTCTTATACTGATAGTCAGCAAGAATAAGCACTAACTGAGGAATGGATTGAGGTTCAACATGTTCACCCATGTTGTCATATATCTTACGAAATACAGCAGCTGGTTCTGTGTCGATGTTATCTGCAACCCATTGACGCATCTTTTTGAAATCTTTGCGTTTAAGGGAATTCATTAATTCGTTAACGGATACATCTGATAGGGTAACCAATATACCTGTATCAATAGTACCTGAAACTGAATATCTCTGCAATTCATTTAATACCCTACGCCAGTCAGGCATGTGTTTCATAATCAGTTCTGCAATAACAGGGACTTCATATGATACTTGTTCTGTGTCTAGGATGAACTGTATACGTTTTAGGAACTCCGCACATAGTGTACCAGAATCCTTCTTTGACATATTGAATTCAATAACAGAACACCTACTATGTAGAGGCTCAATGATTCTATTCTTAAAATTACACGTTAATATAAACCTACAGTTCGCACTAAATTCTTCTATAAAGCCACGTAATGCAGGTTGTGTTGATTGTGGATTAAGGTAGTCGGCCTCATCAAGTATCACTACTTTATAGCCACCCTGTAAGGAGACGGATGAGGCAAACTTCTTAATCTTATTTCGGAGTGTATCAATACCAGACTCTTCTGATCCATTAATCAGTAAGTAATCTAGATCGAGCTCATTACACAAAGCCTTGGCGATAGTTGTTTTACCTGTACCAGCTGTGCCGGTAAGAAGCATATTGTGTAGGTCACCTCCTTTAACAATATCCTTAAATGTTTTCTTGATTGATGTAGGTAAAATACAATCGTCAATTTTTTGTGGGCGATACTTCTCTACCCATAGAAAATCATCCATTAGAGTACCTCCCAACCAGTAACTGTGGAAAGTCGGAAAGACCTCCAAGCCTCCTTGTCGAGAGCCCATGCTGCCAGATGGTCAGAGTCGGGACTAATTTCATTAATTGCCGTCTTAACCCCATGCGCTTCCAGTACTACTTGATTCAGAGTACATGGCATCACACGGACTTCGCCGGTATTGATTTTATTGAAGGTAACTGTTACAGTACCACGTTTGAGAGCCTCGATGAGGCGAGATGTTTCATTTCGATCCATAATATAATCCTTAATAATAAAAAGTGGAGGGGAGGTTACCCTCCCCCGTGAGATTAAGATTCGGCTGAATCTGAATCTTCTTCAACAGGCAAGTCACCTTCTGGTTGGTCGCCGTCTTTTGGAGCGGCCGCATTTAAGAATGCAACAACTCTGTTTCTCAATGAACCAACAGCTTCTAGCTCTTGGCCTTCGAAGCCACCGCGCTTGGAACAAACGTCAATAATTTGTACCATCGTTGCGATGTCTTGTAGAGACAGTTGAGGTGCCTCTGTTTCTGCAGTTTCTACTGCGTTTACTTCTTCAGTCATTTTCTTCTCCTTTGCAAAGTTTAGACTAATTTAAGAGAGCCCGACCATTCGGCACTCTCCACATTATCCCCATCATAATAATGGGAGATTCTGATGTGTATATTATATTTATACACCGTAGCTACTAGTTCTCTCTAGAGCGATAAAATATTCTACTGGATAATTAGTATTTTGCCAGTTTGAAATCAACTTAGAGCTGATTGACACAAAATAATCACCAGGCAATAATTTAAGATTTGGGATATTAACCACAAAGTTAAATGTGTCTTTGCAATTATTATCTTTGTCTACTACGATATCAAATGTATTAGCAGTAGAGTCTTTAACATCTAAGACACTTGCTGTTACTACCCCATTATCTCCACTAAGTGATAATTCCATATGCCCTAGAACAGACGCTGCCTTTTTAATTTGGTCAAGTACTTGTTCACTAAGTGTAATCCCTACTTCAGCATTAGGCATAGTAATATCCTTCTGTGGCTGTGTAAGAATTTCGGTCTCAGCAAAGTAGTATTTGATTTTCTGATCGCCGTTAGACATAGTTAATGACTTATCATCAAAAGACAATGAAGCATTTTCGATAAGGCCGTGGACTGATAGGAACTCGTTTAAGTCATAGACTCCGAACTCCACTGGAAAGTCCTCAGTGATATCAGCAATGGCCATAATGTTTTTAGCCTCTGATATTGTTTTCACTTTTTGGCCGGGTTTAAGCACTAGGTTAGGATTAACACTAGCAAAGTTTTGTAATACCTTTAGGGTATCATCTGAAATAATCATATATTCTCCTTCATTTCAATAGTTATATTATACCACGCAATACCTTATTTGTCAAGGTCTGTGTGATGTTCATCATGTACATTAAGAGCAATGATAGCGTAGTGTAGTATCTTTAATAGGTCAGCCCTATTATATCCGTCCTTCTTGCCGTATCGTTGTGTATACTTAAGCACATTACCTAGAGCAAATCCCATACCGTGTCCACAATCAATAATAAATTCCGTAGATTGAAATT